AGCATAGACGTTGGGTCAAAGTTGCCTTGCGCGATGTTGGATACCATATTGGCACCCGCCATAACAGCACCAGCACCAGGGATTGCTGATGCAGCAACTTGAGCGATGGGATTGCTTGTAATACCACCAAGCGCACCACCAATCTTCTTAAGGGCACCACCAAACATCATCTCTTCTTCACCACCACCGCCAAGACCCATCATCTTAACAAACTTACCGAGAAGTTCACCTAGGTTTGGAAGTTTGGAGAAAACATCATCGATTGTTTTCTTTGCATCACCAAGTCCGATTGCTTGGAATACTGCATCTTCACCCTCTGCTAGTTGAGGAATAAAGTCACGAGCAAATAGATAACCATCCAAGAACATGGATGCTACGTTTGATGCGCCCGCAGTAGCAAGACCACCGAAGTCCAGGATAGCAGAGATCGTTTCTAAGAGACCACCGAAACTATCACCACTAGCAAATCTATCGTATGCAAATGCTAAGTTGACAATACCACCAATAACAGGAAGAACAGCACCTGCTCTCTTTCCTAGTTTTGGTCCAGCATCAGCAATGCTGCTGATACCTTTAGACTTGAATAATTTTGCTACCTTGTCATATCCAGGAATCTTCTGGATAAGACCCATCGCTTTATCACCAATGGATTTGAACTTTTCTACCAGAGGTTGAATAATGGGTTGAATAACATTGATAATCTTATTTTGTAAGAATGCTTTACCAGCACCTTTGATATCATCTAAAGACTTAGCAGCAAAATTACCAATGCCAGTGCCCCACTTCTTAGCAGTGCTTCCAATTGCTTTACCAGCAGATACTGCACCTTTCCATGCTTTCTGACCAAGGGCAGTCATACCCTTGAAGGCATCATCAGCTAACTTCAGAGGTGAAGGTAAAGCATCAATTTGCTTTAACAACGAACTTCCCAGGTTCTTGGCAGCATCTACAGTGTTAGTGAGCGTCTTGGATCCTGAAGTCTTCCACCAATTACCAAGGAAGTCTCCACCTTTCTGGAAAATATTCTTCTTCTTTGCTGCATCACCTGCTGCATCGGCAATATCACCTGCCTGATCAATTTTCTTGGCAGCATCTGCTGCATCATCTAACTTATCTGTTGCCTTAGCAACATCATCTACAACATTCTTAGGTGTACTGTCAGGTAAGAAGTCTAAAGGATTGGGGCACCCAAGCCCCATGAGACCTCCAAGACCACGACGACGCTTGTTCCTAGGTGTTTTACCTCTAGGTTTTTTACCGAATCTCTTGTCAGCAGCGTCCTTACCGTAACGTCTCTCGTACCTATCTCTAGCACCAGTACGACGCTGACGACCATCTACATCAACGTCAGGACCCCTTCGACGACCGCCATCAGGTCCATCTAAGTCAGGTCTGCCTCCACCATCACCTAACAGATCTAGCAACGCTAGAATATCTGTGATAATCTTGAATGGATTCATCAGATATCGTAATCCGATGATTCCTAAGAATATCTGTCCAATACCCTTCAGTCGGTCTAGGAAAGTGGAGTCTTCTCCAAATAAGTTCCCTAAACCATCTAATAGATTGGTTGTTAAAAACGCTGCAAAGTCAAATAACTTCTGGAAGACAAACTTTGCTTTGTCTATAAAAGTTTCAAGTTTTTTAGTATTCTCTGGATTAGAAATCCACTTGAGAATCTCTCTGGTAATTGCAAACTTAGCAATGTTAAACAGGAGGTTACCAATAGGTCCAAGGAATTTTTCCATGAATCCAAGTGCCTTCTTGCCACCTTTTCTCAGGGCACCTTTGACCTTAGTTCCTACCTTTGGTTTCTTTTGTTCTGTTTTATCTTCAAACTTCTGATCTAATTCTCTTCTTTTCTTACGGCGCTCTAGTTTCTCCCTAACACCCTGTTCCTTTATCTTGTTAATCGATATCTGCTCGATATCACGAGCAAGCGTAGAAATCGAATTCAACGTACTACCGAGCCTGTTGATTGCCAAACTTCTTTGTTTGACAACCGAACCCAAGGATCCCTTGAGGTTAGACCCTATTTTGATTGGTTTGTAGGTTGTTAGATTAGCCACGCTGTGCTTGTTGCTCCTTCATTCTGCGTTCTTCTTCTTTGAGGAACTGGATTAACATGTTCACATAGATCTCTTTTTCCCAAGGCATCAGATTATCGATATGTTCGATATTCCATTTATGGTGATGCATTAGTGCAAAGTTGCCCTCATAATAAGCACGAAGAGTGTTATGAAGAAGAGCTACCCGAAAAAAGATGCTAGTCCTTCAAGAACAACTTCAGTTTCGATACCTGTATTAGGATTGGTTACCTTAACAGTATGTGCCAACTTAGGCATAGTTTCAAAGAACTCTTGGATCATTTGGAACTGCTTGCTGTTGAGTTGGTCAAGAAACTCAAGTAACTCCTTTTTGGGGAGATCCTTGCATTCATAGATTTGATTAGTATCAGCAATAGATTCGATACAACTCGCTGCCATATCAAACACTTGTTCGACCTGATTGCCACCTTCACCGAAGTTCTGGTTGACAAAAGTGTCCATATCAGGGTATCCCATGTTGATGATTAGTTCATCATCTAGTTTGATTTCCTTCTTATGTCCTCTAGTCTTTTTGACTTTGATTTCATCGAGAGGGATCTCAACCTTGACTTCAGTTTCACCATCATCCTGGCAAGTGATCAAGACTTCAACAGTTTCACCAACAGACTTAGTACGAATCTGCAAAAACAGGAATTCAATGTCGTAGGTGGGAAGTCTATTTACATCCGCTTCAGTGATATCAGTACAGGCAGAAATGATACCTTTGATCGCTCTCACAATGTCTGAGGTATCACCTGTTTCAGTTGCAAGGAGAAGTAATTTCTCTTCTTTGACCAAGAATGGGCGGAAATTCACTGTCCTACCGTCAGACGGTAGTTTCAATTTGTACTTAGGTACATTTAGCTTTGGTAATGCCATTAGGTGTAAATCACATCAATAATTTTATTTATACCTCAACCAGAAGGGCGACCACTACCGTATGTTCCTTCACCAAATGTACCATCTCTACCCGATCCTGTGTTTTTATGAATATCAATCGTGCGGTTTCTTTCAGTTTCACCATCAGTGTTATTATCACCGATAGCAGGTAAAGTGATTTGAGATCCGCTACCAGCATCATTAAATTGATCTTCTGGGTAGAATCTATAACGCTCGTAGTAGAACTGGATGTTCAGATCCATGGTCTTTGCTTGACTGTTGTCTAATTGAACAGATCCAATGTTATATGGATATACGTTGTACAGTTCCCAGCAAGCAGTGATCTTATTACGTCTGAATCTAGATTGATCTACAACTTCAATTCCACCTGTTCTCAGAGCACGCATCATTTTAGGATCTGCCGCTGCTACATCTCCACCACCTCTTTCAAACTTGAAAATTCTGACGTGTGGGCAAGTATAATCGTTGTAAAAGTCTGTATATTGATTGGCGTCGGGTGCAGTCAAACTCATCCATCTCTCAAAGAAACTTCTAGTCAGTTGAGAGCGAGGCATCATAAAAGTCATACTAATCTGACTAAATGATGCACCTGTTGCATACTTTACAGAAGAACCAGGAGGTTGAAACTGTGCTGTAGTGATTTGTTTGCTAGGAAGATTGACATTCTTAGCATAATAGTCTAATAATAGAGATAGATCTCCAGTTTCAGTTTTGAAAGTATCTCCATTAACTGTCTTATTAATTACTGGTGGCGTAGCAAAATGAACCGAGTATAGATTAGTAAATGCTGGTGCGTTATCGGCATTCTTAAACATGGAGCCCATAAACTCCTGCAAAGAACTATTCCTAGCGTTATCTTTTATATTATTCAGTGCCATTAGACTTTAAGTTCTTTTTCGGTGATTAACATAAACTCCCAACCGTTATCAACACAGAATTCGGTTGCTGCTTTCCACTTTGCTTGGTTGACACTCCAGGTAACAACCTCATTGATATATTTCTTTGTGACTCGTTTTTGTGTCTTTGGTTCTTTCGTTTGTTTGAAAGGTTTTACCTCGACGAGATACTTCTTATTAGCGATCTTCACATAGAAGTCTGGGAAATATCTGTGACGTTTACCATCAACAGGTGAGATATATGGAATAACTATCTCTTCACTGCCCCATTCAGATACTGTAGGGGTGATATCACACCATTTCATAAATTTATACTCCC